GCAGCATGATCGATCACACCGTCGACAAGTCGCTGTGCGCAGCGTTCGGATGCCCGTGCGTAGGCACGACCACCAGCAGCACCGGCGGAACCGACAAGTGGTTTTGCGGTTACCACGCCGGCACCGATGCGATTTCGTGGCAACGCATCACGACCGAACTGAACCGGCTGTCTTTCGTTGTCGACTCGCTGCGGAAGATCACGCGTTATCGCGGTCGCTACGAGTGGGAAAAGGTCTATCGCGAAATCCAGAACGACCTGCGTCTGAACCAGCGTGGCGACCTGCTGCGTCAGGAACACGAAAGCGTCTCGGCCTGGTATGCGCGTCTGGATTCGGAACTCGAAAGCGTGTGCAAGGGTGCACAGCCGACGCTCGATTTGTTACCGCGTGCTGCCGGTCCGGTTACGGATCCCGGTGCATCGGATAGTTGGCAAAAAGCAAGTTCATTCGTTCCAGAACCAGCGTAACGCGACAGCTACGCGCGCGTGCGTGAGCGCAGATTTTTTCAACGCAGCACCACCAGGAGAAGCCATGCAACACGATGACGAGCAAGTGCAACAGAACGACCAGGACGCGCAACAAACCGGTGATACGGCCGAAGCCGGTGAGGTGGTCGACGCCAGCATGCCGAGCGACACGATGCCAAACGGCGACGAGTTGACCGACCCGGACACCGCCTCATCTGTGGAAGAGAAACCGGAAGTCGAGGGTGAAAGCGATGCGAATACTGCCGATGAAACCGACACGGCGCCAGCTGATGGCGCCGATCAAGGCGAAACCGATTCTGCTGCGGACGGTGCCGAGTCCACTGCAGACCCAGAAGGCACCGATGATTCGCCCGATGGGGACGAGCCAGAGAGTGTGCTTGCAACTGAATCGGTGGGAGAGCCTGTCGCGGAGACTGCGTCGGCCTATGCATATCCACGGGATCCAGACAACGAGTAACGACTGAAGCACGCCCGGGTTTCGGCCTGGGCGAAGTACCACTTAGGGAGAAAGCCATGTACGTCAAAGACCTGCCGGAACCGGCGCAAAAAGCAAACGAACTTGTTGACCTGCTGATCGATTGCCTCCAGGTGCGCAACGATGCTGGCCTGAGCCGCGCGATGAAGGTTGCGCCGCCTGTCATCTCGAAGATCCGCCACGGAAAACTGCCTATCGGTGCAGCGTTCATCGTCGCCGCGCATGAGCTGACCGGCGTGAGTGTTCGGAACCTGAAGCGCGTCGCCGGCATGCCGTGCCGCGAGCAGATTCAGATTCAGTCGGCTTGACGCTGGGAGGCTGACCATGCAACTACTCGAAGAAATCGGCGTGCGCGAGGAAGCCGACCGCCGCAGCGATCAGCGCCGTGCGGAATACCAGGACGCGATCCAGCGCACATTGCCGCCGGAAGCGTATCTGCGCGACATCCAAGACGACGCGGCCGACGAGGTGCGCGAGTTCATGTCGTTTGATACGCAGGATGAAGTCATCGGTGCCATGTGGTTCATCGTGGCGATGATCGTGATCGTGTTGATCGTGGGTGCGTTGATCGAGGCCGCGCGATGAACGATGTCTTTCTGATCGCATTGATCGTCGCTGCAGTCGTGATCTTCCGCGGCGATCCGAGCATCGCGGAGTCGTGGCGCGTGCAGGTGGCAGCGCAGATCCAGCACAAGGATTGCGGCAAATGACCGCAATCACCCTCATCCTGCCTTATCCGATTTCAGCGAATCGCTACTGGAACTCGTTCCCGCTCGGTAAGCGGATCATGACCGCGCCGTCTGGCGAGGCTAAAAAGTACAAGGCTGAGGTCGCCAAAATCGTTGCGGCATCTGGCGTGGGGCAGATTATCAAAGGCAGAGTGCGTGTCGACATCGTGCTCTATGCGAGACGGCCGCTCGACTGGCAGAAGCGCATGCGGCTGTATGGCGCAGAGTGGGACAACACAGTCCAGCGCATCGACCTGGACAACGCGCGCAAGTGTTTATACGACTCGATCAAGAAACTTGTGATCGAGGACGATTTCTGGATTTGGAAGGATTCCGGAGAGATCGGTGAACCGGATGGTGGAGGCGCGCGCGTGGTGGTGACCATCACCTCGCTGACGATCGAGCAGCCGCAGACGGCGCTTTTTGAGGAGTCGACAGCATGAACGCATACGCACAAACACAGGGACCAATCATGAAACAAAAGCCCATTACCGACTGGCGCCCAGTGCGCGTGCGTCAAGATGCGGAGCGCCGCGAAGACCCGTTCGCACCGCGCGACGGTCTGAACTACTGCCTGGACTGCTGGCGGGACTGGATGCACAAGGACGATCGTGACCTGAGCGCCGGGACCATGCGCATCGACTACCTGCAGGATGTGCGTCACCGCATGACGCCGGCAGAACTGTTGGAAGCGCAGGTAGCAGAAGAGCGTCGCCGCGACATGAAGATCGGCGAGGCGACCGGCGCCATGATCGACAGCCTGAAGCCGCTGCACCAGTGGGCGATCTACAAGTCAGTTGGCCTGTCGCGTGTCTGGCGCTTCGACAGCGCGGACTATGTGACCGTCCTGCTGCTGGCGAAACTTGAGCTGATCGAGAAGCTTAAAAAAAATGTTGCAACCCGGTTCCAGTTTGAATAATATGCGGTCACGGGGTGGCTTCGCTCGCCCTGAAAAAAGTAAAGCCTGCCTCCTAACGGTCGCGGGCTTTTTCTTTTTGCGCTTCGAATCGCGGCGCTATACCGCGTCAATCAGCCCGTTCCCTTCCAGGCGCAATGCCAATCCAATTGCTTCACGGGCAAACCGAATATCAGCCGGTGCCGCCTGCAACGCAGGCCGCATGCTTGACGGCCGCGGGACGCTGTAACCCGCCGAATACGAAGCCTCGCCGCCGAAAGGTAGCGGGGCTTTTTCATTCGCCTATCGAGAGTGCCGGCGTGGCTGGCTAAGAGCGCCCATGCGGCCGACTGCTTGCGAGTGGCGAAACCGGTTCATTGATGTCTCCTGTTGATCTGTGATCAACCTTCAGCCGCCTTCGGGCGGTCTTTTTATTCCGCGAGCTTCACCTTTTGAGGCCCGCGCATGCAGATGTTCAGCACTTGCATACGCAGCGGTTCGCCGCCGGCGCGCTCGAATCGCGGGTCGAAATACACGTCATTGGTGATGCCGGCAAGTTGCTTGCGCGACAGTGGTGTGTCCTTCGCGTGAACATTCACGAACGCTTGCGCGTCGATGCCGTGATTGCGTGCCGCAGCCGCTGCAACATAGGTGCTGCTGACGGCGACGCAGTGATTCCAATGCTTTTGCTGGTCCGGCGTCTGAGCGTTCGCCTGCGTGGCAATGGTGCCTAGCAGGGCGAGAGGGAAGAGGAAGTTTTTCATGTGGTTGCCCGGGTAGTGGAGGCAATCGCGATCCTACACCAGGAGAAACGACCATGCCGATGACGAAAGTGCAAGCGACTGTAACAGTCGCCTGGTGGTGGAAGTTCTACGTTTCTGGCGTGTGCTTTTTCTCTGCACTCATGCTGCGCGAACCGAACATGGAGCGCGTGCGTTACTGGGCCGGGCAGGCAGTGCGCTTCAGCGTTCGAGAAGTGAAACAGAAGTAAGCGAGGCGGCATATGGGGCGACCCAGCAAATTCAGCGAGAAGGTCTTCACCGACATCTGCGTGCAAATCGCGTCCGGCAAAGGCCTGGTCGAAATCTGCCGAGCCGACGACAAACCGCATCGTGCGACTGTCCTGCGCTGGATTGCGGAAAGTCCTGACCTGCAGAAGCTGTATGCGCAGGCTCACGAACATCAGGCGGATTTCTACGCCGACCAGATCATCGAGATTGCTGACGAAGACGCAGCACTGGTGCGGCTCGATCGCCACTACGGCAAAGACAAGAAGCTGCGCAACGGCACCGCTTCAGATGGCAATTTCATCGAGGCGACATTCGATGCTGCCGCTGTGGCGCGCAACAAGCTGCGCATCGATGCCCGGAAATGGAAAGCGGCCAAGCTGGCGCCGAAGAAGTGGGGCGAGAAAGTCACCACGGAGCACACCGGCCTTGACGGCGGTCCCGTGTCGATGGTGACGGCGAACGTCACTCGCGACGAACTGGCGGAAATGGTTCGCAATGTCCGAGACAAGTTTTAGCCCGGCGGAACGATACGCTGCAATCGAATGGTGCCGACAGGATTTCTACGCGTTCTCGCGCTGGATGTTCCTGCAGCGCAAGCGCTATCCGTGGAACCGCGCGCTGCATCATCCGATCATCTGCGATGCGCTGATGCGGGTTTTTTACGGGCAGTGCAAGCGGTTGATTATCAACATCCCGCCGCGGTACTCGAAAACCGAGCTGGCGGTGGTGAACTGGATTGCGTGGTGTCTCGGCCAGGCACCGGACTCTGAATTCATCCTGACCGGATATTCCGGACATCTGGCGGCGACGAATAGCTGGCAGTCGCGCGAGATTGTGCAGAGCAGCAGCTACCGGGAGATTTTTCCGGCGGCGCGCGTGCGCTCCGACAGTTCGGCCAAGGGCGAATGGCGTACGACGGATGGTGGTTGCGTCTATGCAGTCGGCGCCGGCGGTACGATCACCGGCTATGGCGCAGGCAAGCAGCGTCCCGAGTTCGGCGGCGCGATCATCATCGACGATCCGCACAAGGCGGACGAGGCCAATTCGGACACGATCCGCAAGGGTGTCATTGAGTGGTTCCAGAACACGCTGGAAAGCCGGAAGAACGGTCCTGATACGCCGATCGTGCTGATCATGCAGCGTCTGCACCAGGAAGACTTGGCGGGCTGGCTGCTGGCCGGCGGTAATGGTGAGCACTGGGATCACGTCTGCCTGCCGGCGATTCAAGCCGACGGCACCGTGCTCTGGCCGGAAAAGCATTCGCTGGAAGATCTGCGGATCATGGAGCAGGCGAAGCCGTATGTATTCGCCGGGCAGTATCAGCAACGGCCATCGCCGGCGCAGGGTGGTGTTTTCAAACCAGACCGCTTGACTGTTGTGGACGCCATACCCGCCGGCGACATCAAGTTCGTCCGGGCGTGGGATCTGGCGAGCACGACCGACGGCGATTTTACCGCCGGACCGAAGCTCGGCATGCTGGAAGACGGCCGGTTGATCATCGCCGACATGGTGCGCGAGCGCGTCGGTCCCGATGAGCGCGACGCAATCATGGTTGCAACGGCGTCGCGCGACGGCAAATCGGTGCGCATCGGTATTCCGCAGGACCCCGGCCAAGCCGGCAAGACGCAGGTGCTTTATCTCACGCGGAAATTCCCTGGATACATCGTCAAGACATCACCGGAAAGCGGCGACAAGGTGACGCGCGCCGAGCCGTTCGCCTCACAAGTGAACGTCGGCAACGTCCTGATGCTGCGCGCGCCGTGGAATGACGCACTCAGGGAAGAAATGCGCATGTTTCCGAACGGCCTGTTTGACGATCAGGTCGACGGCTGCTCGCGCGCGTATAGCGAACTTCTCAACTTCAAACGCAGCTTTTTTGGATAGACACTATGTTCGATTGGCTCAGAAACAAACCTGCCGCATCTGAGCCGGCTGCCAAGAAAGCAGGCGGATTCTTCTCGACGCATGCCTTCGATTCGAATCTGGCGCCGTTCGATGTTGACAGCCATGTGCGTGGCCTGATGGCGAAGCGTCCGACGATCAAGGTCAGCGGCGCACAGGATGATTCGGATAACGGCGTGCTGGCAGCGAAGATGTATTACGGCCAGGCCGGCGGGATTTCCGATGCGCTGATCGGTTGGTACGCCAACCAGGGATTCATCGGCGCGCAGCTATGCGGCATCCTGGCGCAGAACTGGCTGATCAACAAGGCGTGCACGATGCCGGGACGCGACGCCGTGCGCAACGGCTACAACATCGTTTCCATCGACGGCGACGACCTCGAACCGGAAGCAGCCAAGCTGCTGAAGCGCTTTGACCGCCGGTATGGACTGAACCGCCAACTGCGCGAGTTCGTGCGCAAGGGTCGCATCTTCGGCATCCGTATCGCAATGTTCAAGGTCGAGAGCACCGACCCGAAGTATTACGAAAAGCCTTTCAACCTGGACGGCGTCGCGCCGAACTCGTACAAGGGCATCGTCCAGGTTGACCCGTACTGGACGGCGCCGATGCTGGACGAAGCGGCGGCCGCGCGACCGGACACGCTGCATTTCTACGAGCCGACGTTCTGGATCATCGACGGCAAGAAAGTGCACCGCACCCACCTGGTGATCTATCGCCATGCCGAACCGGTCGACATCCTGAAACCGGAATACATCTATGGTGGCATCCCGGTGCCGCAGATGATCATGGAGCGCGTCTACGCAGCCGAGCGCACCGCCAATGAAGCACCGCAGCTTGCGCAGACGAAGCGCACGAACGTCTGGCTGACGAACATGGAAGCGTTCATGGCGAACGCAGAGCAAGCCGCATCCCGCTTGAAAGATTGGGCGTTCTACCGCGACAACTATGGCGTCAAGATCGGCGACAAGGAAGGCGACGCGCTGGAGCAATTCGACACCAGCCTAGCTGACCTGGACGCCGTGATCATGACGCAGTACCAGTTGGTCGCCGCGGCTTCGAATGTGCCGGCGACCAAGCTCATGGGAACGCAGCCTAAGGGCTTCAACAGCACCGGCGAGTACGAGGAAGCCAGCTATCACGAAGAGCTGGAAAGCATCCAGCAGAACGATCTGACGCCATTGGCCGAACGGCACCACATGCTGGTGATGAAGTCGGTGGTGGTGCCGAAGTTGAAGTGCGATTTTGTCGAAACGACGGTGTCGTGGAATCCGCTCGACACGCCGACGGCGAAAGAGCTGGCCGAGACGAATTACCAGAAGGCGCAGACCGGACAAATGCTGATCGAATCCGGCGCCATCATGGCCGAGGAAGAGCGCCGCCGCGTGGCGACGGACCGCGACAGCGGCTATCACGAAATTGGCCTTGACGATATGCCGGACGGTGACGGAGATGGCTAAGAAGCGACTCGAAGCCGGTGCATTGCGTCCGAACGCCGGCATCGCGATCAAGTATGCGCAGGAGATTGTCGCGCTGATCGATCAGATGTCGAAGGACGTGCGCGCCGAGCTGGAATCGGTCTTTGCCACGGCAGCGCATCACGGCGCAATGGACGACAAGGACGGCTTCACGCGCGGCGATGGCGGCAACGTGGTCAGCCGGTCGCGCATCACGTTGAACGCATTGCTGGCGAAGTGGGAAACACGCTTCAATCGCACGGCGCGGCGCGTCACCGACCAGATGATCGGCCGCACGATTCGGAATAGCTCCACGGCGCTGGGCATCTCGCTGAAGGATTTGTCTGCCGATTTGGCACTGAAGGTTCCGACCGACAAGGCGTTCCAGGAAATGGTGAAGGCCAGCACACTGGAAGCCGCTGAGCTGATCAAGCTGATCCCGCAGAAGTACCTGGCCGATGTGCAGGGGCAGGTCATGCGCTCCATCACCAGCGGCGAGGGCATGAAAGACCTTGTCCCGTTCCTTTCGGAGAAATACCGCCAAAACGTGAAGCACGCGCGGAACGTGGCGCTGGATCAGACGCGCAAGGCGTACAGCAACATCAATTCCGCACGCCTGAAATCCATCGGCGTGACCCGCTATATCTGGGTGCACTCAGGCGGAAGCGTGCATCCGCGGCGCAATCACATCGCCATGAACGGCAAGGAATACAGCTTGGACGATCCGCCGATCATCGGCGAGATGTACGGCCGCGAAGTACGCGGCAAGCCTGGCGACCTGCCGTATTGTCGCTGCGTCATGAAGCCGATTATTTCATTCGAGGAAAAAGACGATGCCGATTAAACCGGGATCGACCAACGCGATCATCCGCGAAAACGTCGCCGAGCTGCTCAACGCCGGCCATTTGTGGCCGCAGGCTGTCGCCATTGCCTATCACGAAGCGCGCAAGGCGAGTGCCGTGGACGCCGCGAATCCGCCAAAGAATCCGGTGGCATTCGTCATCTACACGGCCGGTGACCGCATCCTGTGGCTTCATCGTCCGGACGGCTCCTGGTCGTTTCCGGGCGGTAGCGTCGAGATGGGCGAATGCGCGATCGAAGGTGCCGTGCGCGAAAGCCAGGAGGAAATCGGGCATACGCCGCTATCCGGCCTGCAGCGCGTGCACGACGACGGTTTCGTGACAATTTTTCACTGCGACGACGGCGAGTTCCCACCCGTGCTGAACGACGAACACGACGGCTTTCTGTGGGCGTCGATCGATGAAGCGCCGGCGCCGATCTTTCCGGTGATCCAGACGACCGGCGCGATGGACGAACGCACGTTCGACACCAATGGCTGGTTCGAACGCAAGGCGAACCCGCTATCGAAGGTCGGTGTTTTCACGTATCGCGGCCGCAATATCGATTCGGCGCCCGACCCGAACGCGCTGTATCGCGTATTTCGGCCGGCTGAAGAACTCGGCGCGCCGGATTGCATTGCATCGTTCCGGCTGCTGCCGTGGACGGATACACACCCGAGCGCGATGCTCGGACCCGAAGAATACGGACTCGTTCCGGCCGAACAGAAGGGCGTGCAGGGCGTCATTGGGGAAGAAGTGTTCTTCGATCCGACCGCCTTCGAACACGGTGGCCTGTTCGGAAATATCAAGGCTTTCTCCGAAGCGATGCTCACGCAGATCGATTCGGGGAAAACCGAGTTGTCGGTTGGATTCCGCTGCAGATGGGACTGGACCCCGGGTGTCTTCGAAGGCCAGGCCTATGACGTCATACAGCGCGATATCCGCGGCAATCATCTGGCTCTGGTCGACGATGGCCGGATGGGGCCGGAAGTGGCGGTCCTGGACCATGACGATATCAACTCTGACCCAAAGGAAAAAACGATGGCTGATCCAACCAATGAAAACGATGAAGGCGGCGGCGCCAAGGAAATGACGCTGGCCGAACTTACCAAGATTGTCGGCGAGTTTATGCCGATGTTCACCAAGATGAAGGAAATGCTCGAAGGCGGCGCGGCCGCCGGCGCGAGTGCGGATGCCGATAAAGGCAATGGCGACGATGAAAAATCGGGCGCAATGGACGCCGACAAGGAAGACGAAGACAAGAAGGACGACAAGGGCAGCGCGATGGATGCTGCCGAAATCGCCCGCACTGTCGAAAAGTCCATCACTGCAAAGCGTGACCTGTATGAACGCGTGTCGTCGCACACCGGCGCATTCGATCATGCAGACATGTCCGCAGAGCAGATCGCCGCATATGGTCTGAAAAAGCTGGAAATCGAAGCACCGAAAGGCGCGAACCAGGTGCAGTTCCTGGACGCGTATCTGCTCGGTAAAGGCAAGCCGGTGACCACGGCTGGCGCGATGGATTCGGCGAGCGACGGTAACTTCGTCGACCGTCACCTGAATGGAGGTAAATAACATGAGCGCAGCAGCATTCCAATCGACTGTCAACGTACAGCTCGGCTTCGGTATCCCGGGCGAACTGATCGTTGACGGCCCGCAGCGCGTTGAGCCGCTGAACATTGACTCCGCCGGTGTGGCAAACATCATTGGCCGCGTGTTCACGAAATCGGCGGTTTCCAATGTGGCCAGCATCGGCGGCGTGATCGGTAACGGTTCTTCTTCGTTCACCGGCGCGATTGCTGGCACCACGCTGACCATCTCCGCTGTCGCATCCGGTTCGGTACAAATCGGCCAAGTGATCAGCGGCAGCGGCGTCACAGCAGACACCACTGTCGTCGGTTACGGCACTGGCGCCGGCGGCACTGGAACTTACGAGGTCGACACTTCGCAAACCGTCGCCAGCGAAGCGATGACCGGCGCGGGTGGTACGCCTACCGTTTTCGCGGGCATCCTGTGCAACCCGAAGGTCTATGCCTCCTATGGCACGATCAATGATGGCACCCTGGCGCCAACGATGACGCTGCCGGACAACTCGATCGGCGAGTTCCTGACGATGGGCACGCTCGTTGTGGCGCTCGGTGGTGCCGGCAACATCGGCAATCAACTGGTCTACGACGTGGACACCGGCGAGGTCTTCGCTGTTGCGCCTGGTGCTGCGCCCGGCAATGGCCGCGCACTGGTGCCGAATGCGGTCCTGTACCGCTACCCAACGTCGGCGGCCGGCCTGGTCGCTGCCCGTTTGACTAACTAAGGGGCCTGATAATGAATCCAACGAAAGAACACAGCCATATCGGCCCTCGTCAAGTGGGATCGATCAAGATGTCGGCTGAGGACGTGCGCGATTACTCGGCATTGTCCCGAGTCGGCATCAATTTCCCGCGTGCGAAAGTGCAGGCGATGGCATCGTTTGCTATGGATGACCAGCAAGGCGGCGTCACGCAGGCATCGATCGCCACGCCGGTGCAGTTTTTGCAGAACTGGCTGCCGGGCTTCGTCCGTGTGGCTACTGCAGCACGCAAGATCGACGAACTGATCGGCATCACGACTTCCGGTTCCTGGGAAGACGAAGAAGTCGTGCAGGGCATCATGGAGCCGATCGGTAACGCGGTGCCATACGGTGACATGACGAACGTCCCGCTGTCGAGCTGGAACACCAACTTTGTCAAGCGTACAAATGTCCGCTTCGAGCAGGGTCTGAAAGTCGGCGTACTGGAAGAAGCGCGCGCAGCTCGCATCCGCGTCAGCACCTCGGCTGAAAAGCGGGCTTCTGCAGCATTGGCGCTGGAAATTCAGCGCAACCTGGTCGGCTTCAATGGCTACAACAACGGCGAAAACCAGACCTACGGTTTCCTGAACGATCCAGGCCTGCCGGCATATACCAATGTGCCGAATGGCGAGAGCGGTTCGCCGCTGTGGAGCCAAAAGACGTTCCTGGAAATTTGCGCCGATATCCGGAGCGCTGCTGCGACACTGCAAACGCAGTCGCAGGACACCATCAATCCGGAAGATCGCGAGATCACGCTGGCGGTGCCGACCAATTCGTATCAGTACCTGTCGGTCACATCGAACTTCGGCATTTCGGTGCGTGAATGGATTCGTCAGACCTATCCGAAGATGCGCATTGTTTCGGCTCCCCAGTTGAACAGTGCCAACGGCGGCGCAAACGTGTTCTACATGTACGCGGAAAGCGTGGACGACGGCGCCTCTGACGACTCGCGCGTCTGGGTGCAGGTCGTGCCGGCGAAGTTTCAGGCGCTCGGCGTCGAGAAACAGAGCAAGGCCTACATCGAAGACTATGCCAACTCCACCGCCGGTGCTTTGTGCAAACGTCCGTATGCAGTGGTGCGCAAGTCCGGCATCTGATCGACAGCAGCAACATGGAAGGGCGGTCAATCGACCGCCCTTTTTTATTCCCGATTCAGAAAGAAAAAAATGGCAGACAAGAAAATCTACGTTTTCAGCACGCTGACCTGTGACCAGCGCTATGTGCAGTACGAGCAAGGCCAGAATGATCAGCCTATCGAAGGCCGTTCGGTGCTGATCAAGGGCGGTACCGGCGTCGCAAACAAGCGCCTGATCACGCCACTGGGCGTGTGCACCACCATCACTGAATCCGAGTTGGAACTGCTGAAAGAAAACAAGCTGTTTCAACTGCATGAATCAAACGGCTATATCAAGGTTCAGAACAAGTCCGCCGACCCGGAAAAGGTCGCTGCTGACATGGAGCTGGCCGATCCGTCCGCACCACTGACGCCGTCCGACTATCGGAAGGGCGGTAAATTTGGCGAACAGGAAGAACCAAAAGTCGGAGCACTCTGATCATGTCGCTGCATGTGTTCGATCCGACCGCGTTTCGTGCGCAGTTCACGGCGTTTTCCAACGAAACGACGTATCCGACGCCAACGCTGCAGGGTTATTGGGATATGGCGAGCGAGATCATCGCGCCGTACGATAACTTTGCGCTTTGTGGATCGGCATTGCAGCTCGCTCTCAATCTGCTCACCGCGCACCAGGCGCAGCTCTTCACAGTAATCGCCGCCGGCAACACGCCGGGCGTGATGACTGGCGCCACCGAAGGCACGGTCAGCATTTCCATGCAGCCGCCGCCGACAAAAGACGGTTTCACCTGGTGGCTCTCTACGTCGCCTTATGGTGCGCAACTGCGCGCGCTGCTGGTGGCGAAGAGCGCCGGCGGCTTCTACATAGGCGGCGCACCCGAGCGCTCAGCGTTCCGTAAGGTCGGAGGCGCGTTTTGACATTCGACATGTCCAAGGTGAATGCGCGGCTATCGCAGATTGCCGAACAGGTCGACGGCAAGGTCGCGAATGTCGGCTGGTTCCCGAGCGCGCAGTATGAAGACGGCACACCTGTTGCCTACGTCGCGCTGATTCAGGAGAAAGGCGCGCCAGAGGTTGGCATTCCGCCGCGCCCGACGTTGGGGCCGACGTTCGAGCAAAAGCGCGACGAGTGGCAGAAGACCATTGCCGACGGCATGTGCGCGGTCGTGCGAGGCCAGGCTTCAGGCGACACCGTTCTGGAAGCTGTCGGGATGCAGGCCGCTGGCGACATCAAGCAGGCCATTTCCACGCTCAGCGCGCCGCCGCTCAGCCCGGTGACGGTCCTCCTGCGCAAGTGGAAGAAGGCCGGCAAGAAGATCACCAGGGCAACGGTCGGCGAAGCGGCTGCGGCCATTGCGGCCGGCGAAGACCCGGGCGGCGACGACAAGCCGCTGAACGCCACCGGCCTGATGCTGGCGACCCTGACCAACACGGTAGACAAGCGATGAACCTGCGCGGCATGGCAAATTCGTTGACGCAGAACGTCAACCCGAACATCTCCATCACATGGAGGAAGTCGACCGGCTATGAAACCGATACTGCCCGCAAGCGCATACCGAAATTTTCGGATACGACCGTGCAGGGTCAGGTGCAGGCGCTATCCGCTACCGACCTGAAGCACGTCGATGGCCTGAACATCACCGGCGTGATGCGCTCGGTGTACCTCTACGGCGATGTCGAGGGCATCAACCGGCAGAATCAGCAGGGCGGCGATCTGCTGGTGTTTCCGCAGGCGCCGGGCGCGCCGGATAGCACCTGGCTCGTTGCCACGGTGGTAGAGACCTGGCCGGACTGGTGCCATGTGATTGCAACGCTGCAGGTGACGCCATGAACATCTCGATCACCGACCAGCAGGTGTTTCAGGCGCTGGGCGACTTTCTGGAAGCGGCATTGCCAGTCGGAACGGAGATTGTCCAGCTTCAGGACAACCGCGTGCCAATGCCGCGCGGTGCCTTCGTTGGCATGAACAACGACGGCACGAAACGGCTTGCGACGAACGTCAATGACTACGTTCCAGGCGACGACGCGGCCGGCGTGAAGAACATTCTCACACCGACGCAATATCGCATGCAGATCGAGTTCTACGGCGACGACGCAGCAGCCTGGGCGAACACCGTGCAGGCGCTGTTCCGCGACAGCTTTGCAACCGAGATTTTCCCGGCCACGATCCAGCCGCTGTTCGCCGACGACCCGATCCAGATTCCGCTGATCGACGGTGAAGCGCAGTACACCCAGCGCTGGCAACTGGAAGCTGTTATGCAGTACAACCCGGTGGTGAGTGTTCCGCAGGAATTCGCGGACCAGCTTCAGATCGGGCTAAAGGAAGTAGATACGACATTCCCACCGACGTAGCACACGTTTTTCGCATGAATCAGGCCCCGCAGACGCGGGGCTTTTCTTTTGGAGCCTTCGCGCATGTCCACTATCCCTATTTCGCAAATCGTCCAGGTCAACCCGGGCGTGCTGTCGGCCGGCGGTTCGGCCATCGATCTGAACGGCGTGATGCTGACGCAGAACGCGCTGGCGCCGTACGGCCAGGCGATTCAGTTTGCCTCGGCTGAAGACGTGGAAGCCTATTTTGGTTCGTCGTCCGATGAAGCGACGCTCGCCAACATTTATTTCAATGGCTACCTGAATGCCACGAAAAAGCCGGGTGTGCTGCTGATGGCGCGCTATCCGGAATCGGCGATCGCCGGCTTTCTTATCAGCGGCTCGCTGCAAGGCATGACGTTGTCGCAGCTTCAAGCGCTGAGCGGCGTGCTCACCGTCACGGTGGGTGGCGTGACGAAAACGTCCAGTTCGATCAATCTGGCGACCGCGACCAGCTTCAGCGATGCCGCGGACATGATCGAAGCGGCATTCACGTCGCCTGGCTTTGCCGTTACATTCGACTCGACCAAAAACGGCTTCATCTTCACGACCACCGACACCGGCGCCGATGCGACGCTGACCTACGCCAGCGGCTCGCTCGCGGCCGGCGTAAAGCTGCAGCAATCCAACGGCGCCATCCTGTCGCAGGGTGCCGATGCTGCCGTGCCTGGCACCTTCATGGACATGTTCGTGCAGATCACGCAGAACTGGGCGTGCTTCATGACGATCTGGGAAGCTGTTCTGGATGACAAGAAGGCCTTCGCCGCGTGGTCGAATACTGAGGAACCGCGCTTCCTGTATGTCGCGCAGGATTCCGATGTCAATGCACTGAGCGCCGGTAACGAGACGACCTTCGGCTTCTACCTGCAAAGCACGCAGACGATTGGCTCACAGGCAATCTTCGGTGACGCCTCGCATGCCGCTTTCTCGCTGGGATTCGCGGCGTCGCTGGACTTCACGCGCTTGAATGGCCGCGCGACCGAAGCGTTCAAGCAGCAGTCTGGCCTTGCTGCTTCGGTCACCAACGCTTCGGATGCATCGGCGCTGATCACCAACGGCTACAACTATTACGGTGCATATGCCAATGCGACCGAAAACTGGAACTTCTTCTATTCAGGTTCCGTTTCTGGTCAGTGGGAGTGGGCCGACACGTATCTCGACCAGGTATGGCTGAATGCGAACCTGCAGTTGGCGATGGTGAATCTGTTGCTGGCGGTCGGTTCCATCCCCTACAACAGCGACGGCTATTCGCTGGTGTACGCGGCCTGTATGGACCCGATCAATGCGGCGCTGAACTTTGGTGCCATCCGCAAGGGCGTAACACTGTCTGAAGCGCAGAAGGCCGAAATCCGCTTCGCGCTGGGTTTCGATGCGGCACCGGCGATCACGGCGAACGGCTTCTATCTGCAAATCGTGGACGCGGCGCCATCGACCCGCGCGCTGCGCCAGTCGCCATCGATGACGCTGTACTACGCCGATGGCGGAAGCATCCAGAAACTGACGCTCGCTTCGATCGAAGTGAAGTAATCGTCAACCAACATAACGGAGCACTCAAGTGTCTACGATTACCTCTGCAAACTCGGCCTTCGCGATCGTCATCCTGGGCCTGTACAACGCGCCGCAGTTGCTGCAAGGCTATGCGGCAGACGACATGTTCACAGCGGACGCTCTTGATTCCGCTGAAATCGTCATGGGCGCCGACGGCATCATGTCGGCCGGTTATGTGTTCAATCCGGTCAAGCAGACCATCACGATCATGCCGGACTCACCGTCTCTCGATGTGTTCGATAACTGGCGCACGGCCGAACAGACGCTGCGCGACAAGTTGTTCGCGAACGCCACGATTCGGCTGCCATCCATCGGAAAGGTCTACACCTTGACCAAGGGTGTGCTCACCAGCAGCAAGCCGCTGCCTGACGCGAAGAAGACCTTGCAGGCGCTTCCATACGTCGTCACCTGGCAATCCGTCGTCGGGAGTCCGATCTGATGGCACGAAAAGTCAAAAACTATACGATTCAGGCCGAAGGGCGCGACAAAGGCAAGGTGTTCGTGCTCACCGAGATGCCGGCCACGCAGGGAGAGAAGTGGGCGCTTCGCCTGTTTCTCGCTATGGCAAAGGGCGGTATCGATCTGCCGGACAACGTCACCAGTGCAGGAATGGCTGGCCTTGCCAAAATCGGGTTGGAGCTGCTCGCCCAGGTTCCCTACGAGCAGGCCGAACCGCTGCTCGACGAGATGATGGCATGCGTCACCTGCATGCCGGATCCAGGCAATCCATCGATCACGCGAGCGCTTGTCGAAAGCGATATCGAGGAAGTATCGACGCGCATCATGCTCCGGAAGGAAACCTTTTTCCTGCACGTTGATTTTTTTCCCATCGGCGGACAATCGACTTCGGCCCCAGCGTCGGCAGCACGCGGCACGGCATCTGTGAGTATCAGAACGTCCCACTGACGATTGCAACCGCCGTTTCCTCACGACTGGCGACGCTGCACGAACTGAGCTCCGTGTACGGCGTCGAGGACCTGTGGGATCTCCTGGAAGTCAATGCCGTCGATCGGCACAACGAAAAAATCATGGCGCAGGAATAAGACATGGCGACCGTTATCGACACGCTGCTGATCCGGCTCGGCATGGACACCGCCGAGTACAAGCGGAACCAGAAGGAAGTTCTCGACGGTACCGAGAAATTCGGGAAAAAGGCAGACGAGGCCGGCAAGAAGGGCGCCGAGAGCGTCAAGAAGTTCAGTGATGGACTTGGTGGCGCGAAGCGCGAACTGGCAGCGCTGGCGGCAATCGCAGTCGGCTTCACCGGCCTGAAAAACTTTGTCGCGACGATGGTGCAGGGCAATGCGGCGCTCGGTCGTACTGCCTACTACACCGGCATGTCGGCGCGCGAGCTGGACGCATGGCGCGGCGCTGTGAAGTCGGCAGGCGGAACCGCTGAAGGATTTGAGGCTTCCGTCAAAGGCATCCAGGCTGCATTCCAGGCGCTGCGGTACGGACAGGGCGACGCCAAGGTCGCCGGCATCTTCAAGTCGTTCGGCATCGCGTATGCAGACGCCGAAGGCAAGGCGCGTCCGATGAAGGACGTGCTGCTGGACTTGGCCTCGGTCTTCAACAAGATGAAGCCGCAGGACCAGCTTTACCTTGCGCAGCAGCTCGGCCTGGATGAAGGAACGCTGAACCTGCTGCGGCAGGGTAAAGCGGAGGTGCAATCGCTCTACGACACGATGTACAAGGCGTCGGGCGTGACCGATAAGAACATCGAGGCGGCGACCAAGCTGCAGAAGCGCTATGCGTTGCTGAAGCAGGAAATCAGCGGCGTCAGCGAGGCGCTGTTCGGCAAGCTGGTGCCGGCGCTGGAACGGACGCTTGACCTCATGATCAAGATTTTCCAGCAGACCGACAAATCGAAAGGTGCGAAGTCGATCGCGTCCGGCGACTGGTGGGGCGCGTCCTTTGAATTGAGCGCGACCGATTTTGCGAAGGCCTTGGTATTGAAGGCGCAAGGAAAATCGAACGAGGAAATTGCCAAGGCATTGCAGGGACAGGAACCAACGAAGACCGAGCAGTCGGCATCTGGCAAGGCACCGGCGTCCGGCGCACCGCGCGGCATTCGTAACAACAATCCCGGCAATTTGCGCTACGGCGAGTTCGCGCAGCGCATGGGCGCCACCGGCCAGGATGACAAGGGCTTCGCAGTCTTTTCCGACATGAAAACCGGCTCGAACGCTGGGCTGGAACTGCTGAAGAGCTACATGCGCCGCGGCTACGACACGATCGAGAAGATCATTTCGCGCTGGGCGCCGGCCAACGAAAACGACACCGGCGCCTATATCGCGGCCGTGTCGAAATCATTGGGTGTCGGGTCAAAGCAGAAACTGAACGACCAGCAGCTCGCCGAGTTGTCGCAGGCCATTTTCTCGCATGAGAACGGCCCGGGATACCGCCAACTGGTGGGCGCCGGTGTCGGTGCAGGAAACCGTGGGCAGTCGAACACGACCGTCGAAACGAAGATCAATACGATCAACGTGCAGACGGCTGCCACCGACGCCAACGGCATTGCGCGCGATATGAAGCAATCCCTGCAGGAAAACCAGCTTGTAACCGCATCCGTGTCGAACTTGAGTTGATATGCCGCTGATCCCCTATCCGAACATTCCGATCGCGCCAGGCGTGCCGAATCTGCCGCGCCTGCCGGACCTGAATATGCGGGTGCCGCCGGTGGTGACCGACATTCTGGCGGTGACCGACCCGCGCCTGTATGTCACGGACACCGTGGACACCGGCTGGGCGATTCTGAATGCGGACGGCACACTGGTGATCGAGCCGGATTCGTTCGTAGCGCTGGACTACCGCGGCGAGAACAGAATTTGCAACTATCCAGTAGAGCAGGGATCGTTCTCGGCCTACAACAAGGTCGCCATGCCGTACGACTTGCGCCTGATGCTGAGTTGCGGCGGTAGTGGCGCCATGTCGCGCCAGCAGTTCATGCAGCAGCTTGACTTCATGCGGAACAGCACCGATCTGTATGACGTTGCGACGCCTGACGGGCTGTACGGTAGCGTGAATCTGACGCATGTGGATTACCGGCGGCAGGCGCGCGCCGGCGTCACGCTGATTGTGGCCGATTGCTGGTTCGAGCAGGTCCGAACCACGGCGGTCGCAGCCTATACCAACACACGGCAGCCGAATGGAGCGAATCCGGTAAGCCAGGGGCAGGTGATCGCCACGCCGCCAACCACCGACCAGAACGCTGCCGCCACGTCGAAGCCGATTCAATAATGCAAATCATCCCTTTGGCAAGCGTGCCGTCGCAGACGCTATCGATCGTGCTGAACCAGCAGAACTGTGCGTTGAAGGTCTACACGCTCAGCACAGGCCTGTATCTCGACCTGTACCTGGAAGGCGTACAGATTCTGGGTGCCGTGATTTGCCGGGATCGCGTGGAGCTGGTGCGGCAGCCCTATCTCGGCTTCATCGGCAACTTGTCATTCATCGACACGCAAGGCGCTGACGATCCGGCATACACCGGTCTCGGCGCGCGATTTATCCTGATGTACCTGGAGCCGGCCGAATGAGCTTTGTTGAACGTGCCATCGACGTGCAGTTCATGTTGGCCGAGGGGACGCTGCAGGACGACAACAATGTCGTGACGCTGACCGGCCACCGTTGCGAAGCGCTGATCAGCAACCCCGGCGGCGACAACATGGTCGGCAGTCTGCAACTGCGCGTGTTCGGCATGAAGGCCGCGGACATGAACAAGTTCTCGACGGCTGGCGCGAACCCGATGTCGTACAAGAACAATGTCGTAAAGGTAAGTGCGGGCGACGTCGGCGGCCAGATTCGCCAGGTATTCGAAGGAACGATTATCCGGTCGGCGATCAACTACAACACCGCGCCGGACGTGTCATTTAATGTCACGGCGGTATCAGCGTTCTTTGCGCAGGTTGCACCCACATCGCCCAATTCATACAAGGGTGAAGTCGATGTCGCGACCGTTATCGGCGCGCTGGCAAAGAGCATCGGTTACAGCTTTTTCAACAATGGCGTATCGGTCAGGCTGAGCAATCAATATTTGAGTGGCTCGGCCATCGATCAGATCAAAACCATCGCGAACGCGGCACGTATTCCCGTATGCATCGAGAACGGTGCAATCTCGATCTGGCCGAATGACGGCACGCGGGATGGCCTGATCATCGCACTTTCGCCGGAATCCGGATTGGTCGGCTATCCGGAATTTACTGACATCGGCTTTGCGGTGCGCTCCCTGTTCAATCCTGATATCCAGAACGGTAGAAAGCTCGCGATCAGTCGCAGCCAGATCGAGAAGGCGAACGGGAACTGGGTTGC